GTGATCCGAACGTCGTCACCGGTCCCGAGCATGCCACGTGCAATCGCGCCACGCGCGCGCACATGGCCCCGCGGCGACGGCCTCCCGAATCACATCCCGGTCTCCGGTCGTAGATCCATGTCGCCCTCGTCTACCTCGTCCCCAGAGGAGCGCACGCTTGCCCGAAGCCGAACAGGTCGCGCGCGTCTGCGCCTACTGCGGTTCACGACCGCTCCTCTCCACGCGAAGCGTTCACTGCGGCGAGGCTGAGTGCCGACGCCTATGGCACAACGCACGGTGCGCCAAGTGGCAACGCGACAGGAGGGCTGCTGGTCTCTCCGTACACAAGCACCGCTACACATGCACATGCACTGTCTGCGGATCCCAATTCGAGAGCTTCCACCGCGACGCCACGTACTGCTCCACCGGGCCAGGCTCCTGCCTCGCTCGCACCACCGCAGCACTGCATGCCGAGCGACGGAAGTCCAGACCGCAGCAGCTATGCGTTCGCCTTCGGCGCTCCCCCCTATTCGATCCACATCGCGACCAGCCACTGCAACATGAGACCGCTGCATACAAGCGCGCGCTTCGACAAGATCCCTGCGCGTACTGCGGTGCAGCGCCGAGCGGCGGCATCGACCACATCATCCCGACGGGTCGCGAAGGGGACCGCTCGGACTGGCGCAACATGACGGGCTGCTGCAAGCGGTGCAACGAACTCAAGCGCTCACTCCCCTTGCTCGTAGCTCTCATTTGGATCCCTGTGACACGCGAGTACCACGAGCTTCGCCGTCTCATCTTCGCCACCCCATAGGGGGGAGACCCCAGACCCACCCCGACCGGACACCGCTGGCTTAGCACTCGCCGGTCGGTACGGGTTTTCCGAATTCGCGGCCCAGGTGGTCGCACACCTGAGCCCAGGAGGCTGACAATGGGAGCTCGCGGCCCGGTGCCGAAGCGCTCGAGTGCGCGTCGTCGCAGGAACAAGGATTCCGAGCCGGAGCATGTCGAGCCGCTCGCTGTGCGCGTGAAGGTGCCGCCGGCGAGCTCGTCGTGGCATCCGATCGCGAAGGCCTGGTACACGTCTCTGGCCAAGTCCGGTCAGGCGCGCTTTTTCGAGCCTTCGGACTGGCAGGCGGCGCGCTATGTAGCGCAGGTCATGACTAAGAACCTCGCCGCGTCCGAGCCTTCGGCGACGCTCTTTTCGGCGATCTGGCGTGCGATGGGCGACCTGATGACGACTGAGGCGCAGCGCCGCCGGCTCCGTATGGAGATCGACCGGCAGCTCGCCGATCAGCCGACAGGTCCGCCTCCGGCTGGGGTAACGGCTCTAGCCGACTATCGCGCGTCGCTCGGTGTCTGACTCGGCCGCGGTCGCGATCGGCCCGACGTGGGAGCGCGACGAGTCGAAGTGGGTTCTGCCGGAGCGGACGCTCGGGTGGCAGGTGCTTGCGTGGACGGCCGAGTATCTTCGCCAGCCCGACGGGCCTGACGCGGGCCGTGCGTGGCGGTACACGGATGAGCAGGCCCGGTTCGTCCTGTGGTGGTTCGCCGTCGACGAGGTCGGCCGATTCGTCTACCGGTACGGGATGCTGCGCCGCGTCAAGGGATGGGGCAAGGACCCGGTTGGGGCGACGCTGTGCGCGGTCGAGTTCGTCGGGCCGTGCCGGTTCGGCGGCTTCGATGGCGACGGTCAGCCGGTCGCGATCGTGCATCCGTCGTCGTGGGTTCTGACCGCGGCGGTGTCGCGGGAGCAGACGCGGAACACGATGACGCTGTTCCCGGGCCTGTTCTCGCAGCATGCCGTGGACGAGTTCGCGATCGATATCGGCAAGGAGATCCTGTACGCGCACGAGGGCCGGGCCAGGTTGGAGTCCGTGACGTCTTCGCCGCGGGCCCTTGAGGGGCCGCGGGCGTCGTTCACGCTGAAGAACGAGACGCAGCACTGGCTGAGCGGGAACGACGGGCACGACATGGCGGCGGTGATCGCCCGTAACGCGACGAAGTCCCGTGATGGGGCTGCCCGGGTGTTGGCGATCTCGAATGCGCATGAGCCGGGTGAGGACTCGGACGCGGAACGCGACTGGGAGGCGTGGCAGGCGATCGACCAGGGCAAGTCCCGGTCGGAGGGGTTCTTGTACGACTCGCTGGAGGCGCCGCCGGACGTCGACCTAGCGGACGAGCTGCAACTCCGCGCCGGTTTGGCGGCCGCCCGCGGCGACTCGGACTGGCTCGACGAGGACAGGCATGTCGACGACATCTACGACCCGCGGAACAGCGCTTCAACGTCGCGGCGGTTCTACCTCAACCAGCTCGTCGCCGCCGAGGACGCCTGGGTCGCCCCCCATGAATGGGACGCCCTCGAGGAAGCCTCCGATGTTGAGGATGGCGAGGAGATCACGCTCGGCGGCGACTGGTCAACAACCGACGACCACTCAGCGCTGATCGGCTGCCGTGTGTCGGACGGGTACGTGTTCCCGATCGCCGTGTGGGACCCGGCCGATCATCAGGGTGAGGCGCCGCGGGAGATCATCGACGGCGTCGTCCGGAACGCGATGGAGCGGTTCAACGTCGCGGCATTCTTCTCCGACCTTCACCCGTTCGAGTCGTACGTGGACGCTTGGGCGGCCGACTTCGCCAGGGGGCTGCAGGTCAAGGCTTCGCCGAAGCACGCGATCGCGTGGGACATGCGAGGCCGCGTAAAGGAATTCACCGTCGAGGTGGAGCGTCTACACACCGACATCATCGAGGTCGCCTTCCGCCACGACGGCGAAAAGCGGGTGAGGCAGCACGTCCACAACGCGCGCCGCCGCCCGAACCAGTGGGGTGTCAGCGTCGGCAAGGAGCACCGCGAGTCTCCGCGGAAGATTGATTCCGTGCCGGCGATCGTGCTCGCCAGAACGGCGCGCCGCCTCGTGCTCGCGAATCCCAGGCGGCGCCGGCCACGCACCGGTCAAGCGGTCTTCGTCTAAACCAGGAGGGCTGGGTTGCTCACAGAAGCGCAGGCGGTCCAGCAGGCCGGCAAGCTCAAGGAGTACCACACCGGCGAGCGCGCCCAGCTCGACCTGATCCGCCGCTACTGGAAGGGCGTCCAGGCCCTCCCCGCCGTCATCCCGACATCGGCGCCCCGAGAGGTCAAGACGCTCGCCCGGATCGCCCGCGTGAACGTCTGCGCGATCGTCGTCGACTCGCTCTCGCAGTCGACATTCGTCGAGGGTTACAGGTCGAAGGACAAGGCCGAGGACGACAAGATCTGGGAGGTCTGGCAGGCGAACAAGATGGACGCCCGCCAGACCGGGATCCACCGCGCAGCGTTCGCGTACGGGGCCTCCTATGCCGTCGTGACGCCCGGCGACCCGCTACCGGTGATCCGGGGCGTGTCCCCCAGGCACCTGACCGCCATGTACGGGGAGGACCCCGACTGGCCCGTGTACGCGCTCGAGTGGCGCGGCCCGAAGGACTGGCGCCTCTACGACGACAAGGCGATCTACACGCTCGAGCAGATCAACAATCAGGCCGGCTTCGGTGTCATCGACATCTCCGAGCACACGGCTGGTGTCACGCCCGTCGTGCGCTACCTCGACGAGGTCGACCTCGACGCCGACGACGACGTGGGCGTAGACGCTCGCGCATACATGAACTCGATGCGGAAGCCGCTCTGCGGCCAGGTCGGCCCGCTGATGCCCGTCCAGGACCAGATCGACCTCACGACGTTCGGGCTGCTCACCGCGCAGTGGTACTCGGCGTTCCGGCAGCGGTGGGCGATCGGCTGGGTTCCCAAGGACGAGCTCGAGAAGGCGAAAGCGTCTGCGTCGCAGCTGTGGACGTTCGATCAGGAACCCGACGCGATGAAGCTCGGCGAGTTCGACCAAACGAACCTCGAGGGGTACATCAAGAGCCGCGAGGCGTCGCTCCGCCATGCGGCGACGCTGTCGCAGACGCCGGCGCATGAGTTGATTGGCGAGCTCGTCAACCTGTCGGCGGAGGCGCTCGTCGCCGCCGAGGCCGGGCGAGACCGGAAGGTCGACGAGCGGAAGACGCTCCTCGGTGAGTCGCATGAGCAGATGTTGCAGTTGGCCGGCAAGTTTGCCGGGATCAAGCTCGAGAACGACGCTCAGGTCGTGTGGCGCGACACCGCCGCGCGGGCGTTCTCCGCGACGGTGGACGCGCTCGGGAAGCTCGTGACGATGCTCGGCGTTCCGCCGCAGGAGATCTGGCAGATGATCCCAGGGACGACAAAAGACGACATCGACCGGTGGAAAGCCACGGTCGAGTCCGGTGACGCGTTCAAGCAGCTCTCCGCGATCCTCGAACGTCAGAACGCGACCGGCAACCAGCCGGCACCCGCTCCGGTGGCGTGAGCCGGCCTGAGACGGTCGCGGCCGCCGAGCAGCACCGGCAGGCGCAGCTCGGTCTCCGCTCGAGGGCGCTCCGCGACTTCCTCGCGATCTGGCCGCTCTGGACCGGCGACACGGAATCGTTCGGCCGTCTCGTCCAGGCCGCACAGCCGCTGGTGACCGTGTACCGGCACGCCTCATCGGCGCTCGCCGGCGGCTTCTACCAGTCGTTCCGCGGCATCCGTCAGATTCCCGGCCAGGCGGCTGTGCGTCTCGCCGCCAACGTGCCTGCGCAGCAGCTCGCGTCGTCGATGTACGTGACCGGGCAGGTCATGACCCGGGACGCGGTTGCCGCAGGCCAGTCGTTCGAGGAAGCGCGCCGCACGGCGCTGGCCCGCGTCTCCGGCGCTGTCACTAGACATGTCCTCGACGGCGGCCGGCAGACGATCATCGACACAGCCTACGGGGACGAGCGCGCGATCGGGTGGGCTCGGCTCACCGACGGCAAGCCGTGTGCGTTCTGCGCGATGCTGGCTGGCCGCGGCGCCGTCTACAAGACCGAGTCTACAGCCGACTTCCAGGCGCATGACCACTGCGGCTGCCAGGCCATCCCGATCTTCACCGCCGCCGATGTCCCTGCCCTCAATCGGGAGCTTCGCGATCTCTACAACCAGGCGCAGCGGGACGCTGCTCGGTCAGGCGACCTCGACCGTGGCACGTCGAACGACCAGTTGAACGCGTTCCGGCGCCTGTACGACCCCGAGACGCTCACCGTCGCCTGAAGGAGGCAACGATGGCTGTCACGAGCAAGCCTTGGGACGGCTCAGCCGCCCGCTTCTCTAATTCCGAGTACGCCAGGTCGTGCATCCTCGACCGTGCGGACTGCTCCCCGGCCGCCCGTGACATGCCGGCCAAGGAGCGGTACTCGCTCCCGATCCGCGAGCCGAGCGGGACGCTGAACGCGAGTGCTCTCGGATCCGCTGCAGCCGCCCTCTCCGGCGCGCGCTCGCCGCTCAAAGCGTGCCCGGCCGCGAAGGCGGCCGCCGCGAGAAAGCTGCTTCGCGCCTACGGCGAAGCGCACATGACGCCGCCCGACTCGCTGAAGCAGCGCGCGGCGTAAACCCACGAACCCTGGAGGTTCACATGGGCCAGGAGCCCACGATCACGCTGCCCGATGGTCTGCTCGAGCTGAAGGAGATCCTCGAGGTCGAATGGCCGGCGCGCCGCGCCGCGCTGCACGCATCCGGTGTTCCGCTCTGCGAGGGCGAAGGCGGAGAAGGCGATGGTGATGGCGGTGGGGACGGCGGCGGCGATGGCGACGGCGGTGAGGGTGAAGGCGGAGACGGGGCCGGCGAGGAGGGTAAGACGTTCGACGCCGCCTACGTCAAGAGCCTGCGCGACGAGGCTGC